TACTGTTTAGCAGTTTCTGTATCAATAGTGCCCCAGTACTCTAACACTTCGTACCTATCAGGCGATTCAGTAATGTAGTAATCCTTAAGATCGTTTTCCCAATACTCACGAGTATACGTACTGCCAACAGTAATACATTCTTCAATAGCTTCTGATCTAAAGAAAGGACGCTTTTTTAGCGCACGTAACTGTGGCTTAGATAGCTTATGCCTCTCTACTACGTATAGAGCTTCATCCATATTTGAGGCATCAGGGTCAGGATAAAAATCCCAAATAGAAACATGAGCAGCTTGTGGAACAACTTTAGTAACAGGCTCATAGTCACCTTGATCATTCCATGAAGGGTATTCTTTATCAACAGCAAACGGTCCTTTTAAAATACCTGTTCCAAATAAGACACACTCAAAAATAGATGAACGCAAATGCTTAGATGCGTTAGACTCTTCTAGTTGATCATGGATTTTCTTTTCCATCTTTTTAGCTGCAATGGCAGCAGGACTAAAGGTAACTGCAGTAGGCGTAACACCTGCACCTTCTTTTAAATTCTTAATACCCCTAAGCTTATTTGCTAATGGACCTAATCGTTTACTTAAAGAATAGAGTGTGGCCCCTTTAGGAAGTTCTTCTCCGTCATCCGCTGATCCATAAGGAGACTCAGGTGCAGAAACTTCTTCACCTTCTTTACCCTCTTCAGGACGTTCTTTAGGATCAAAATAAACACTTTCACTTACACCTTCGGGTAATGTTGTTGGATCAATAGTAATGGGAAATTTAGTTTTAGCAAAAAGTACATCAATAATTTGCCCATAAGCTGCAAGTACTTTTGTTTTAGTTACTTTAATAAATACACGAGAGCGTTCTGCTTCTGTGAATTGTACGTCTGAATTGTACAACCCACGATAATTTCGGTAGGCTTGTAACCAACGAGCCTCATCGGATTGCTGACGCCAATCTTTAGACTTTAAATAAGAAGCTTTAATATGAGAAACAATCTCATTTAAATCACTATCATCTGCGCCTTCTTCTAAAGCGTAACCGATTTGTTCTTCAAAATCACCGCTGCTGTCTGTCATGTATTAGTACCCAAAGGTTTGATCTGCTATAGGAAAACTTGCTTTTTGTGCAGCAGGATCATAATCAAAAATATCGTGTCGTGGTCTACTCATTATACCATATCTAAGTGCATCGTACAAATGATCTTCCGATTTAGTATCTACATCTTCTGGATTCTTTTTATCTAGAGGTATAGAAGGAAACTGTGATACAAGATTAACGCAAGTATCAAAAACTACTAAGCTTGGCTGTTCATCTTCATTCTCATCCTGTAACCGTCTATGTATTTCATTCTTTCCTGCTATGCGACTTCCACCACTTCTATCACTGGGCTTCCATCTACACCCTACCATAATCATTTGTTCTGCAAGGCTTGGTCCTGTATCGCCTCGTTTATGCCAGCAGGAACTATCTAACACACCGTACATAATCTTACCGTCATCTTCTTCTAGCTCTAGTACCTTGTAAGCTAGATCACGAGCCAGTACCTTAGATACATAAAGCTCTCGGTAAACGATCAGTTGACCATCAGGAGCTAAAGCAAACCAAACTACTGCGGACTTTGAACCATACCCATAATCGCAAGCTCTAAACTTAGGAAAGTTTTTAGGTATCTTATACGCTGGTACAACATGTTTGTTTCTGTCAAACTCTGGAAACGCTGAACCTTCTGAAACATCCCAGTTACCATCTAGTAATCTTTTTCTTTGATGCTCCGGCAATGAAAGCAACATCGTTTCATAGTCGCCACTTTCTGCCAAGTACGGATTATCAAAAAGTTTAGCAGGAATAAACTGCCTTTTAAATAACGGCTTGTATTCCTTAGTATGACCTTTAGGATACTGCAACGTATTGCCCGACTCATCCGTAGCCCAAAAAGGTTTATTAGGAGTACTAGGATCAAGGAAATACTTTTTTACCCATACATGCCCTGCGCCACCGGGGTTTGTTGTAGCCCGCATAAAAACAGGAAGATCAGATGCAGCAGACCTCAACCTTGACCGTAGGTAGTCCCAAGCAAATGGCGTGGCCCACTGCGTTAGCTCGTCAAAGCCTATCCAACAAAAAGACAAACCCTGATAGCGTAGTACATCTTCATCTCTATCGAGATAAGACAGCCACAATCTGCCACCAGCAGGGGAAGTCCACTGCATTTTTCTTTCTGACCATTTGATGCCGGGAATAATCTTTGGATAAAGTTCTTGTGATTTCCAAATAAGTTCCCTAAGTTCTTCCGTAGTTTTACGAAGTAGCAAGCCAGAAAATTGAGGATGAATTAAATACCTTAGTGGATCAGCAAGCATAGCGTAACTTTTGCCACCACCTGCTGCACCCCCATACAAAGCCTCGCGTACACTAGTAGCAAGAAAGTCTGTCTGTGGGCCTACGTTAGGTTTAAAAACTACATTGTATTCTTCATAAGATATCTGTGTAGTAGTATCAGATGTAACTTCTTTAATCTTAGGCTTAGGCGGCTGCTCCGCTTTCTTCTTTGCTGCCGCTTTTTTCTTTCGAGCCTGTGTGCTTGACTTCAAGTTCTTCAAGCTTCGTGAGGGCTTTTTTATACGTGGCAAGCCAGTTGCGGTAAGCTTTAGCTTTATTTTTTCTTTTTCTTTCTGTGTTGACTCGCTTTCGGAGGCCAACGTGGGAAATTGATCTTCCAGTTTTGTCACTTAACCACCTTGCAACTTCTCGGTATGAATATTCTTTTACGTATTGTCTAGCTAAATCTAGTGCTTCTAACTCTAGATAGACAGGATCAAGTATGTCTGCATCTTCTGCATTAGGTACATAACCAAAAGGAATAGTACGACTAATCCTAGGTATCTGCATCCAGTTACCTTCATCATCACGCAACCCTACAGGGTCAGGTAATGTATAGTAAGGTAAGCTACTCTTCTTCGTCGTCAACTTGCTTCGGTGGCAACAGCATAATACCGTTAGGTGCTGCCACTTCTACTTTGTCCGTCTTTTGAACGCCCACTCGATCCAAAATTTCAGTGGCCGCTTTAAGTAAGTTTGCCGTACCCAGTTGACCGGGGTCACGTAGAATTCCTGTGATACCAATTGCAGCACGAGGAGCGTTGAGCGCCAGATATTCTTTAGTGAGTTCAAGTACTTCATCTTTTAATGTTTTAATAACCTCTCCAACACTTGTGCTATCGCTGTATCCAGCTAGTCGTTTTGCTTCGTTAAAGTCACCATTGGCTTCGTGAAAGATTACACGTAAGAAAGCTTGTTGTTTTTCTGTGTATTCACGTTGTGTCATTTTTTCATGCTCCTATCACCAAACCACCAAGTAACAGCAGTAGTAGTTAAAAATAGTATCTGATTAGAAATTTCTCTTTTAATGGTAGGATCACCTATAGCTTGAATAAATACATAAGCAGAAAAACCTAGTAGCATAAAAGTTAGTATAGGACGAACAAACCTAAGAATGTTACCAATTACAGAACCACTGTAAGAAGCATCATGTGCATAAGAAGCTGTCTTGATAGAAGCAGCAGCATTTTCTTCTGCAATTGCTCTTTCACTTTCTAGCTCTGCACTACGTGCTTCAATTTGCATTTCTTGAAGTTGTAGCTCTTGAGTAAACTCAAGCTGCATTTTCTTAAGCTTTTGTCTAGTCTCTAAGAACCTACCTGCTTGACCAATGATACTACCAATAATGCCGGTAGCGCCACCAGTAAGAACAGAACCTAAGATTTCAAACATATAATCACCATGTTGCTTCTTTAGGACGGTTATCTACATGAACAAAAGAGTTATAGTTAATACCTAACCCTTTAAAGCCCACAGCTTTAGCTGAGTATATAACCGCTTCTTTATCTTGTTCATGTAAAGAAATATCAAATGCAGTTGAAGGATTGTTTTCTGTTGCCCTATGTTGACTTTGCGGGGCACCTCCTACCCTAGCATTATGTATAGGACACCTACATGCGCTGTTAAGAGTAATAGGTTTACCTAATAAGTCTCTTAAACTTTGTAGTTTAGTTAAGGCTTCTTGTTGTACATACGCAGAGTTACAACCACACTTACAGGCTATCTCTTGCCAAGTAAAAGATGACGTAGCTTGAGCGGTAGGAAGAACTTCACCTTTAAAGGTAGTAATCATCTAGCTACCTATTACTGTCCAAAAGATAGTAATAACAGCAATAACACTTGATAATGTAGATAACATAATAAGACTTTCTAATCTTTTAATTCTACCAACTAAACTATCTAGTTGCTTTTCCATAGTAGTATATCTAACGGCGCATTCGCGCTCATGAGCAGCTAGTTCTGCAGCCACAATAGTAGGACTAATATTCTCATTAATTTCCATAACTATGCGCTATCTAAGTTATTTCTTTTTCTTACCCATAACAGAACCACCATACATGTAGTTTGTAGTTCCATACTGTTTCTTCATGCCGCCCATGTTATAAGTAGACTTTGCAGGTTTTAAACCGCCCTTGCCATAAGCAGGCATTTTTTTCTTTATGCCGCCCATATTCATGGCAACACCACGACCCTTAAGAACATCTGCCTTTGTAACTTGACCGTCACCAGTTAGATCAGGAAAGCCACCTTTAGCTAACTTTTTAACAGGTTTCTTTTTCATGATAGTACCTCCTTTGTTCATACTTTTTAATTTTGCTCTATACCTAGTTTCTGTTTGTTCAGGAGAAAGTGCCCGTACTTCAGCACTAGTTAATCCTTTTGGCCCACCCGTTAACAACTCTCGCATCCGTCTAAGTGATGGCGGTTTTTGTTTAGAAAATAATTCTTGACCGGAACCTTCTGGTTTTTTATATTTATAATCAGGACCAGCAAAAGGATTTCGTTTTTTTGCTTCTTTTCTTTTTGCTGAAATTGCTGCATCTTTAAGGGTCATGTTATGTTTTCCCCTTTAATCTTTGTTTATCATTTAGGTAATCTCCTAAAGACTGCCCTTTTAAATCTGACTTAAGAACAGCAGCCATTTTTCTTCCTGTTGCTGGGTCTTTATAAAACAATTGTCCTGCAGCCCTTGCAGCACGTAAAGTAGTTTTAAGTTTACCTTTATCTTTTAAACTTTGACTTAAACTTGCACCTTTTTTAGTCGGAGGTTTAGGTTTAGTTCTAGGCGTAGGCCGAGAAGAAACTGCTGCTTTTGCTGCCGCTCCTGCTGCTCTTGCTTTAGCAAAACCAGAAGTATCTGCGGGAGGTTTTGTGGGTTTAGGTGTAGGTTTATTTTTTATTTGTGATTGAGTCAATGCTGCTGCAGCTTTGTTCATAGCTTTTTTAGCTTTAGGAGAAATATTTTTAGGTGTAGGTTTAGGTGTAGGTTTAGGTGTAGGTTTAGGTGTAGGTTTAGGTGTAGGTTTAGGTGTAGGTTTAGGTGTAGCTGTGGGTGTAGGTGTAGAAGCTTTTATTGATGCTAGTGATTTCATTGATTTTGTTGATTGTCTTTGAAAAGTTCTATATGCAGCATCTGCAGCAGCTTGTTTTTGTCTTGCAGCGCCTAATTCTCTTTTTATTTTATCCCGTTCGTACGCCGACGTTACTCCTCCGGCCAATCTTTGTGCTAAACGAGCAACTAGGCTGCCTGCTTTTTTAACTGTGTTAATTATAGCAGCTTCTTTTTCTTGTGCCGTACTCATGTTATTTTTTCCCCGACTTTGATTTGCTACGATTAGTCATTATATTTTTAGCTAAACCACCAGCAAAGTAGTTATGCACTTTCATGCCACCATTTTTCATAGCTGTGTAAGCTTGTGTCTTTTTTGCTACATTCTTAGGCTGCTTAGAAACTTGCTTGCCTTCTTTAGTTGTCTTACGTTTAGCTGCCGTAGTAGAAGCATACTCTTGATCAGACAAAGCTGCTATAGCTTTTTTAGGAAGGTAGCGTTCTCCTGTAGCTTTTGGCCCTTGAGTAGAAGGCTTACCGGACTTAGTGCCCCAATCAGCACCTGTCCAAGTGTTAAGCGACTGTTGAGATTTACTTAAAGCCATTTACTTTTTACCACGAGAAATAAAAGCT